CAATTTGCCCCTTTATTTTTTTAGTATAAATAGATACACGTATTATATTCAAGAGGATACTATGCTTAGGTTTAAATCTTTTATACTGGAGAAATCAATGTTTAGTGTAATGAATCGTACTGAGTGGGAAAAAGTGAAAGCTCGTACTACTGATTTCAGAACTGATATTCTTAAAAATGCTATAAAAGCCGGAGAGCCAGTTTCTAATGTTAATGGTGAAGATTTAAAAATCAAAAATACAAAAAATAATTTAGATGCTATCACTGCGTTTGTTGATAATACGGAAAAAGATTTTAAACTTGAACTTGAAAACGGTACAATAATTTCTTCTCTTAAAATTGGTAAGTCTGCCTTATTTGGCGGTCAAGGCCAAGGCCAAGGTATGACTGGCCAAACTGCTGATGCAGAATCTTTACAATGTATCTATATAGCAGCGATGCTTGGAGAAGGATCTAGTAAACCATTCTCGCATTTCACTGTAAAAACTCTAGCTGGCTATAAAGACAAAGTTGATGTTGACGTGCCATTTGAAAGATATTCTGTTTTAGATGCATCATGGCACGAATCTGGATATGTTACGGCTAAAGCTTTAATAGATAAGAAATATCTAAGTAAAGAGCATATTATTCACCGCGGTTCTAAAACTATGAATGCAATATATGCAAAGAAATCAAAAGCCCGAAAGAATGAAGGCTTGCCTCCAATGCAGAATGATAAATGGAATCCAGGTGATATATGGGCTGTCAAGAGAGGCGTAGATGTTAATCAACGTATTAGTGATCAAAGTCAAGCGTTATGTAATCAAACTACTCTTGAAAACTTTTTAAGCAGAGATATCGTAGGCATTTCACTTAAGAAAATAGGTAATTTAAAACTAAAAGCAAAAGTATCAGAATATAATATAGAAAAGAAAAGTTTAGATACTCATAAATTTTCTGGGGTTTCTTTAGAAACTACTTCAGGTAAGGGTATTTGGACTTCTAAATACGGATTCGCCTACTTTGATGGTAATGGTAAATTAGATATACGAGCTCCTAATTTGTTTACTCCGCTGAATATGGAAATTATTCAGAAAGGCGCAAGAGGCGGTAGAACTGGATATACACAAATTACTTATTCGGCAAAAACTCATTTAGGTGTAGACCTGCCTTCAAATACCATGTTAAAAGAAAACGCTAAAAAATTAGCAAGTAAAAATCCGCCTAAACTCTTAGTAGATAATTTCTATAAAATGGTAAAGAAAGTTCATCCTACCTATACTAAGGAAGAGCATGAAATGGGAATATCACAAAAAGCAGGCCAAGCGCATTTCATTCATGCTATTTTAGGTGTAACTCATATAGCTTATGCTATTATGAATGCTTCTCAGGTCGCTAAAAGAAATGACTTTATTTCTGAAATAGTTAATGTAGCAGGCGCAAAAACAAACGATTCATCGGCTTATATAAAGGTAGCGGCATCTTAATGGAAAATTTTAAGCAGCATATCACTGAAAATAAAAACACTCATATGACTCATATAGAAGATAAGGTTATCTATGGTGGAGTAAAAGGAACAAGAGAAGCTATTATGGCTTTGAGATCTCTACGCGATATGTTGGGAGGTGTACACAATGGATCTGTTAGCGTTAAGTGGGATGGTGCCCCTGCTGTCTTTGCAGGTATCGATCCTAATGATGGAGTATTCTTCGTTGCGAAAAAAGGGATCTTCAATAAGAACCCCAAAGTTTATAAGACAGCTGCAGATGTTGATGCTGACACTAGCGGTGATCTTGCTGATAAGCTTAAACTGGCTCTTAAACACTTGCCTGAATTGGGAATTAAAGGAGTTGTACAGGGTGACTTCTTGTATAGCTCAGGTGACCTGGAAAGAGCTACTATAAGCGGACAGAAATATATTACGTTTCATCCTAATACAATCGTATATGCAGTGCCTGCAGATTCTGATGCTGCAAAACAAATAACATCTTCAAAAATTGGGATAGTCTGGCACACTACATATATAGGTAAGACATTTGAAACAATGAAGGCATCTTATGGTGTTGATGTATCTAAATTAAAGAAATCCAAAAACGTATGGTCACAGGATGCGATGCTTCGTGATCTTACTAAATTAACTATGACTAAAAGTGATACGGAGGAAGTGAATGAATATCTATCGCAAGCTGGTAAATTATTTAATCAAATATCGGGATCCACACTCAGACAGCTGGAAAGTAACAGATCCCTCGCTCAGCTCATTGAAACCTATAACAATTCCTTTGTCAGAACAGGCACAATCGTTACAGATACAAGAAGACACGTATCTGGCCTCATTAACTGGATCAAGCAGCGCTATCAAAAAGAAATAAATACAAGAAAGACTGATAAAGGTAAAGCTGCTCAACAAAAGAAACTTGATGAAATACTATCATTTTTTGGAACATCTAACAAAACCTCGTTACAAAAAATGTTCGAATTACAAAAAGTAATAGTTTTAGCGAAATTAAAACTTATAAATAAACTAAATGACTTACAAAAAACTAAGACCTTTGTAAAAACTAGTAATGGATATAAAGTAACTGGAGCCGAAGGCTTTGTTGCAATTGACACACTTGGTGGTGATGCTGTTAAATTGGTTGATCGTATGGAATTTTCATACAACAATTTCAGCAAAGATATATTAAAGGGATGGGATAAACCGGGAAGAAACTAAAATGGCAAAACCATTAGATTTTAAAGATTTTATGGCTGTAGACTATATGCCTGGCGAAGACGGCATTATTAAAAAAGCAGCAAAGAAAAGAAAACAAGATACGCCCACAGGTAATACAGGTGAATCTACTGAAACTAATGAGGCTTTAACTGCCGCACAAAGAAGAAAGCGTGCTCTGCAGTTTAAGAAGTATAAGTCTCGTATTAAGATTGGTAGGGAACGAGCCGAGCGTAAGATTGCTTCTCCAGAAAAATTAAAGAAAAGAGCTCGTAAGCAAGCTAGATTAGCCGTAATGAAAAAGCTAGTTAAAGATGTTCCTAAAGACGAAATGAGCTTCGCAAAGCGGCAGGAAATCGAAAAGAGATTAGATAAGCCTGCGGCTAAAGCAGCTATCAATCGAGTTGCTAAAAAGCTTTTGCCTAAAATCCGCAAAGCTGAGATGACTAAAAAGCGCGGTAGATAATGATAAATTCATTTAGTCAATTTTTAGTTGAAGAAGAACGTGAAGTTTATTTTACATTTGGTAGAATGAATCCTCCAACTATTGGTCATGGTAAATTACTAGATGTCCTGTCTAGAAAGGCAGGTAAAAATCCGTATAAAATTTATCTCTCTCAATCTCAAGATAAAAATAAAAATCCCCTATTTTATGCTGATAAAGTAAAACATTCTCGTAAGATGTTTCCTAAACACGCGAGAAGTATTATGGTGAATAATAAAGTTAAAACTCCTATGGACGCCCTTACGGTTCTATACGATGAAGGTTTTGTAAATGTTAATATGGTAGCAGGATCTGACCGTATTAATGAGTTTAGCATACTATTAAATAAGTATAACGGTCAAAAGGGACGCCATGGCTTTTATAACTTTAAAAAGATTAATGTTATAAGCGCTGGCGCAAGAGATCCTGATGCTGAAGGCGTTGAAGGCATGTCTGCCTCAAAGCAAAGAGAAAATGTTAAGAAAAATGACTTTGTTTCATTTACTCAAGGTCTTCCTCAAAATATGTCAAATAAAGATGCTAAGTCTTTATTTAATAGCGTTCGTAAAGGTATGAACCTTAAAGAGCAAACTGAGTTTAAGAGACATGTTCAACTTGAAAAGGTTTCTGATACCAGAGAGCAATTTATACAAGGGGATTTATTTGAGTTAGGCGAACAGGTTATAATTAAAAAGACCGATGAAGTAGGTACTATTTCTTTAATTGGTTCTAATTATATTATTGTTGAAACTTCTGATCGCAAGACTAGACACTGGCCAGATGCCGTAGAGAAAATTCAAGAAAAAACTCTTACTTCAAAAGAATTAGATGACCGCGAAAAGTACGCACAAGATTTACCGGATGACGAGTTTAAGAAACGTTACGGTAAAGATTGGAAATCAGTAAAGATTGCTACTGCTACTAAAATGGCTAAAGCTAAAAATGAAGATGCATGCTGGGATTCGCATAAGCAAGTTGGTATGAAAAAGAAAGGGAACAGAATGGTTCCTAACTGTGTACCAAAAGAACAGCAAGATTCTGAAATCGCAGACCGTCCAGGTTCTCAGCCTAAAAAATACCATGTTGGTTTAAGTAAAGCACAAAAAATCAGAAGAGATCGTCAGTTTAAGAAACAGGCCAAAATGTCTGATAGCGATCCAAAGGCATATAAGCCTGCACCTGGTGATGCAAAAGCAAAAACAAAATTATCCAGACATACCTTAAAATATAGACAAATGTATGGGGACGATTAATGATTAGTTTTAAATCTTATATAACAGAAGATGCAACAGCTTCTTTAAAAAAGAAAGCAGAAAAAACTGGCATGCCGTTGAGTGTTCTTCGCTCAGTTTATAATAGAGGTGTAGCCGCATGGAAAACGGGCCATAGACCTGGTACTACTCCATCACAGTGGGGACATGCAAGAGTAAATTCATTTGTTACCAAATCATCTGGTACATGGGGAAAAGCAGACAAAGATCTAGCAGCGAAAGTAAGAGGCAAGTAAATGACCGTAAAATCAGCAGATAAAAAACCTGAAAAATATGTAGGACCTGATGGAAAGGTAAGAATTCGTATGGTTCCAGTTGATAGAGAAGTTGTTAAGAGTGAAGCTTATAATGAGCCACAAGGCCAAGCCAAAAGAATAATGTCACCATTACAAAAGGCTCGTATGGATAAAGAAAAAGCTGACCGCGATAAGGATGGTAAACTAAAATCCGAAGGCAAAAGCTTTGAAGAATTTAGAGAAGCTATGACTCCTGTCGGTCAGCGTGACAAAATGAAAATCATCGATCGTAAGCCTCATCCTGATGGTGGTCATATTATAACTATGCAAACAAAAGCTGGTAAAACCATTAAGCGCCATTTAAAGAATGGTAAAGTCAAAGATATGAAAGAAGAAGTTAACGAAATTTCTAAAAAAACCGCCCAATCTTATTTAGATAAAACAAAGGGTGATGATGCTTTCAGCGGTACAAGAAAAGCAAATAACCGTTTAAAAGGTGCTATACACGCTGTAGGAATAAAAAGAAAAAAAGAATCGGTTGATGAAGTATTAGATACTCCAGCAGCAATGGATAGGTATCATAATAAAGCTAAAGCACAAAGTGATCGTGCACGTAACTCTGCAACTGCAAAGATTGTAAGAGGCAATAAAGATATTTCAAAAGAAAAAGACGTTATTCGCAAGCGCGAAAAAGGTATGGACATGGCTACGAACGTGAGAGCCAAGCAGTTTCGTAAATCAATTGGTAGAGGTTATAAAGGAGAAGCTACTATGAAAACTTTTAAACAATTAAAAGAAGATATGGATAAAATAAAGAAGCCAAGTGCTTCAGAGAGAAATGTAAAAATATCACAATCTGGTAGATGGAGCCAATATCACGGTTATGCAGGAAAAGGCGCCACCACTCATGATATGCATGATCATGCAAAAGAGGTAGCTAAGGAATATCCTAATCATAAAGGAGTACAATCAACAGCTAAAAAACATTCAGAGCACATTACTGCACTTCACCATGCTCATATGGCTTTAAAAGCAGCTGAGGATACTATGATGAAAAGTAAACGTGAATTAGATAAACATGCTCTTGATGCCCGGCCTGCACGGTAATAAGAGATGAATCCTTATCTTAAACATCCTGCAAATAAATTAAATAAGCTATAAAAATTATATTGCCACCAAAATGGCAAAGGAGAGAAATAATGAAATCATTTTCACAACTACTAAAAGATATGAATATTAAAGAATCCCTAGAAAAAAGTGTAAACATGTCTCAATATGGCACATGGAGTCAGTATCATACTGGCAACGCCAAGATGGGCATAGGCCCCACTACTCATGATATGCACAATCATGTAAAAGATACACTTAAGAAATATCCTAACCATAAATCATTACACGCAACAGCTAAAAAACATTCAGACCACATTACTGAACTTCACCAGGCTCATATGGCTCTAAAAGCCGCTGAGAAAAAAGTGATGAATAGTAAACGTGAATTTGATAAGCATCATAAAAATGCCATTCAGAGCAAATAAAAAAGATGTACCCTGATATGATGCAAAATAGAAAGTATCTCTAATGAAAACCTTTAAGACATACGTTTTAGAAGAAAAAGATCCGCGGATCAAATCTGCTGATGTTCAGGGTTATAACAAACCAAAGGGAACACCTAGCCATCCAACTAAATCTCATATTGTAGTAGCTAAGGATGGTGATAAAGTTAAGACGATTCGCTTTGGTCAACAAGGCGCGTCAACTGCCGGTGATCCCAAAAAAGGTGAGTCCGCGAAAATGAAGGCTAAGCGTAAATCTTTTAAGGCTCGCCACGGTCGTAATATAGCTAAAGGTAAAATGAGTGCTGCTTATTGGGCAGATAAGGTTAAATGGTAAGTTATATAAATAGTGTAAACAAAGGAATATAGGAATGGCCGATGAAACTACAAAGGCCCGTTTAGAACGTATAGAGGACAAAATGGATAAAATGGCGGATGCACTAATATCCTTAGCTCGATTCGAAGAAAAAATGGAAGCCTACAATAAGTATCGCGAAGATTCCTGGATTAGGATGAATAAGTTTAGTGAGAAGCTAGATATTATAGAAAAGAAATGTGACGAAAGTGCACACACTGTGCAAGTAATTAATAAATTGTTCTGGATTTTTACCGCAGTTGCGGCCAGTGCAGTTGCAGCCCAAATTTGGATGTAAGGAAACTAAAATGAAAACGCAAGACATTAAAAATATTGCTTGGGCCATGCAACAGGTGGCCGAAAAACTAACAGGTGGTCAGCATAAGCTGGACAAAGATAAAGATGGTGACATCGACAAAAAAGATTTTGCGATGATGCGCAAAAAGAAAAACGAAGAAACAGATCAGCTTGATGAATTATCACCGGCAACACTTGGGAGCTATGTCAATAAAGTTAATCACGAGCGGGATTATGTTGGCTACGGGAAAAAGCGTAACCAGCGCCAAAAAGGTGTTAAGACAGCTATCAGTAAGCTAGTTACAAAAGCTGGTGGTCAAGAGGTTGATAAACCAATTAAGCATGACTGTGCAACTCATGTAGAGCATGCAGAATGGGGCGAAGGTCAACCTATTTCTGGTATGCATACTATCGTTGAGACTGCTGAAGGCGAAGGTTATGTCACACATTACGATGTAATGTTCGAGCACGGTATCGAAAAAGATGTATCTGTAGATGATTTGAAGATTATTGCAGAAATGTCTCATGGGCATTCTGTTAATGCTTCAAAGAAAAAGAAAATGGCCGAAGATGAAGTAGAAATCAACCCCAGTCTGAAAACTAAAAAAGAGAAAAAGGGTACTGAAACGACTACTCAAGATATGGGTGAAGAAGTAGAGCAGGTTGACGAGATTTCTAAAAAGACTTTAGGTTCTTATATTAAGAAAGCTGGTCCTGATGCAGTAAAGCAAACAGCTCAAGCAAAACGTCATTCAGATGCTGGTGATATGGCAGATAAAGATAGAGACATGTACAAGGCTTATGGCAAGTCTCAGCGTGCTATGGATAAAGCCAAAAACCGCCAAAAGGGTATTAGTAAAGCCGTAGATAAACTTACTGCGAGTTATAAAACTGAAAGTAAGAACGCCGCACTTATGAAAAAGCTTGCTAAAGCTTCAGCGCCTTCTGAAAAGGGTAAAGCTGCTGTGACTCTAAAGAAAGCGCCTTTTGAGATTCCAAAAAAAGAAGGTGTAGAGTGGGCAGTATATAATAAGATTAAAGAAAACAGAGCTGGCCATTATAAGAGTGCTACTGCTCCTGAAGAAATGGATTCGAAAGCTTCTGGAAACGAAAAAGATTTCAAAGCAAAACATAAAGTCGATACAATGCCAGCAGATTTAGAAAAGAAGGGTCATGATGATGCTTCAGCTGCAGGCCGCGTAACAAAGAAAGCTCCTGCACGTAGTGGTGATAATCCTGCAGGCGATAAAATCCAAACACCAGTGGACACAACTAAATAATAAGGATAATATTATTATGGCAATTAAAGGACCTAAAGGGGCACATCCTACAACTCGGGGCTGGGTAAATCCTAGAACCGGCGAGCTACTTAAAAGTCAAAGAATTACTGACGGTCAAATTAATGAATGGCACGGTATCAGCCCAGTGGTTGAACCGGCCATTGACCACGTAATTACTCAGGGTAAAATCAAAGCTGCAGAAAGAGACATGTTAGAGTCTCAAACTAAAGCTGAAATAGAAGCATATGGTAGAACCATGGGTATTGAACTTGATAGACGTAAATCAAAAGCAAAAATGATTGAGCAGCTGCAGAATCATATAGATGGAAATTGAATTAACTGACCAAAATATTTTTCTATATGCCGCTAAACACTATTATAATCCTAAATATATTGATGCCGAAGAATTTGAAGAAGATTTTAAAAGATTTAAATATATTAAAAGATTATGCAATAGATACATAGAATCTAGTAAGTTATCTGAGAGATTATTATTAAATCATTTGATTATTGTTTTTAATGTTTTTGGTATTGATGCTGCTAAGAATATATTAGATTTAAAATTAGATGAAGCGCATTGGCCAATAATAAAACCCTTTTTAATTTATTTGCATTACATTCGTAACGATGAATATACGAATATTGCAATGGACACTGTAGTAATAGAAGCGTTAAGAAAAATATGAGTATTATAAAAAGAGCAGGCGACTTAGTTTATACCTTCAGGTTTCTTAGACTTCTTACGACTAAGTTTGAAAATACTGAAGCCTTTAAGCTGGGCCTTATCGACGAAAACGGAAAAAGACTCAGGAAGGCTGAAACTCCTGAGGAAAAATCTATTTACACTCCTTTCATCCGATTAGTTTTTAATATTAAAAAGCTATTAGCTAAAGTTCCAGGCGGTTCAACTAATCTTGCTACTTATGGCGCTGCTCTTTATTTAATCAAAGAAGAATATGGTATTTCTGAAAATAATATTGAAAAAGGTTTAAAATCTTTAGGTATAGATTACACTGATATTTTAAGCGAAAGCTCTCAGTGGTTTATTCTAGAAGACGGGAGACTATCTCCAGGATCTTACAAAGTAAAGAATGAAAAAGTCTTATCTAAAACCATGGATGAAATGGTAAAAGAAAGAGACTGGATTGTAGTAAAAGAAGATGCGTATCCAGTTGGTTCTATTTTTGGTTTAAATATATATGAAGCTACTCATAGAAAAACCAATCAAAAAATCCATATTACAATAGACGAGTTAATGCCATGACTCCCAAATGGAAAAGAGCAGGGACCGACGGAGAAATAGAAATTAAGTTTCCTACAGGCCGCCGTTTTAAAATAGAAAAACAATATGATGAAAATATTCGTCATAAAGGTGAGTGGAAAGTAATGGAATGGGACGCTCGTTCTAAAGATTGGGAATGGGGCGAAACATATAGTCCTAAAGCATACGCTAAACAGAAGGCAATGGAAGCTGGACAATACGATACACGAGGTAAAAAAGTGGCAGACTATTCAAAAACATTTCAGTTCGAATCCGTCAATGAAGAAGCACCTGCAACATCAGTAGGCAATGCTTCTGTTTCACTTCCGCCAGATGCTATGTTTAAACCTAGAGTAGTTATAGATAAGAGACGTAGGAAAGATAAAATTCCAAGATTACTAAAACGTTTTCGTAAACATTTAGAGGATAATTAATATGGCAGAAGAAGAAATTACTTGTACGACATGTGGATGCAGTTGCCATTGTGATAATGAAGGTGAAACTTGCGGCCAAGAAGAAGGTTGTAATCCTGGGCATCCTGGACCTTGCACTACATGTACACATCCAAATAACGGTTAATTAGTTGGCTAAGGTATATTTAATATTACTCGTAGTAAGCCTTTTTGGTGGCATCGGATATGGTGGATATAATTACTATATTTGGTCTGAAGCTACTATTGGAACTCTTCGAGAAAATAATGTAAAACTTAAAACTGCTGCAGAAACTTTGCAGGCTACTATTGAACAAATGGCAGCTGATCAAAAGAAAAATGAACAACTCAATAAAGATTTAACTAAAAGATTACAGCAATCCCAAGAGCATCTTGATAAATTAAGAGGCGTGTTTGCTAAAATCGATTTGACTATGGAGGCATTAACAAATGCACAAGGACTTGAAGACAGAGTTAATAACGCCGTTAACAAACTTATTGGACGGATCCAAGATGAAACTACTCCTCCTTCTGACAACGCCGCTTCTTCTGATGGGGTGTCTGGGCAGTAGAACGCCTGAATCTGAAGTAGTACTTCAAACAGAATATCAAAAACAAAATATCCCCGTTCAGGAAAGACCAAAGGCCGTTGAGTTTCCTCCGGTAGATTGGTTTGTAATTACAGAAGAAAACTTAGATGCTAAGCTCGAAGAGATTAACGCAAAAACTGGAAATGTAGTTCTCTTTACTATTACTCCAAAGGGGTATGAAAACTTAGCCATTGGTATTGCAGACTTACGTAGATACGTAAAAGACCAACAAGCTATAATAGCTTACTATGAAGAAGCATTAGCCGAAGAACCGGTATCTTCACCTCCTGCAGAATAGCTTATTCTATTATACACTAATTCTCCACCTTGTACACCTATAAAACGTATAAAAAAAATATTTTTTTTACA